GATCTCAGGTATCTTTTGCCCGTTGTTTATTGCCCAAGTTATATCATGTTCCACCATTAATCCCACCTCTCGTCATTTGACCATCGGTTCTCTTTACGCTCATGCTTGCTTCGATAGTTCATGCGATGATGTCGTTTGTTGTGACAGTCCTTGCACAGTGTCCGCAGATTAGTCGGCTCGGTCGCAATTCCCGGATAGTCAGCCAACTCTTTAATGTGATCAACTTCCAGTACAACGGACGGCCATGACTATCCACGTCACCATACCGTGTGACCTTGCCATCGCGCTTACACCACTGACACTCATAGTGATCACGTTTAAGGATAGCAGCACGTAGATGTTCCCACTCAACGGAGCTATAGAACTGCCGGCACTGGTCAGTCGTCCAAGCCATGATGCAAATCTTTCCAGAATGTTTTCCCATTAGAGAAGATTGTACAGATGCATGCTTAGGCTCGATCCCGTCCATGACGTTACCCAGACCATCATAGATGTCGTGCAGTGAATAGCCCTGCTTGATTAATCCGTAGCAAGTCTCATTGATTGCTTGCGTTGTATTGAACTCTGATTGTTCCATTCGTATTACCTCCAATAAATTATTTAATGTGATTGACGTGGTATCGAACCACGCACCGCTGCTAAGCTTGCCAACTCCCGACGGTCTCATCTTAGAGACCCTATTCAGGATCAACCACACGTCGACTACCATTTTTAGCTTAATGGCTAACTCACGTTTTAGACGCTGCGCTACGCCCTGAGTCGTTCACTCAATGTGCCGGTAAGGATTTGCACCTTACATGACGTGTGGTCATATCAGTGTCACCCGATACCCGTTACTCGCGTCTGACTATGCGTCTACCTATTCCGCCACGGCACACCTTGGATAGTGTCACCCAAACCACTAACAGTGACCTATAACTCACTGTTGCTTACAGTGTTCATGTATTTTTACACTCCGGAAGCTATCCTTCTCCCAGAAATGATGGTATTAAAAAAACGCCACACCGTTTGGCATGACGATCATCATGGTGACTAAAAATTAATTTCATTCTGCTTAAGTTCAATATCCAAACGCATGATTTTAATAGCCTTTAACAGATATTTTCCAACATGTTGCTTCCCATTAATTGTTTCAATGAGTTCATTTAAATCTGAATACAATGCCCTTCGCTCTAATTTAAATGCTTCATCCGGTGTTTCATCTTGTAAACCATCACGGCCTACATACATTATGGCAATGATATCCTTAGCTTCCTTTATGGACATTGATTCCATGTATGCTCTTCGAGCGCGTCCATATTCCACTTGTATTCCATCTTCTAACGAATTAAACCACAATTCTTTTTCAGATAGAGAATATCTCGATCCTCTTCGCTCATTAATATCAAATCCATTCGATAAGGTAATCATTACATTTATTTTTTGCATCAATTGCGCAGATATTTCCATTGCTCAACACCCAACCTTTTATCATCTTTCAAACATAATAATTATACATTTTCATATCTAACAATGCTAACGTCTACTATATTCATAAATTGGGCATCGCGGATAATAAAAAGCGCCACATAATTGCAACGACTTTTCTTTGGAACTATTCGATAATACAAATATACACCCATTTACTCGGCATGTAAGTGACATTCAGGGGACATTTTAGTGACATCTAGGGGACATAGACTGTTAATCTAATAAATATGATTGAAACTTTTAAAACCCAACAACTTAATGGACTTTAACGTAGCTTTCTTTATTTTCAAATGAAAAGTCACAAATTTGTTCTTTTTTTTCGATGCCATCTACATCTTGAACTACAATCTCCAAGTTACCTTTCCCAGATTCAACTTGACTTTTTAACCAGTTCACAATTTTTTTAACATCTACAGTTACTATTATATTTTCTTTAGGACTGATAAAATGCCTATCATATGATATTTCAGCACCGGAATTATCAATAATAGCACTATTTAATACTTGAAAAAGATTAAGCCTCCCACCTCGCGAACTACACGTTCTGGAAATTGGAGTAAATACAAATTCAAAAAATCATCATCGATTGTTAAAGAAATCCTAATATTAGCGCTACCCGTTCCACAATTGACTATTTCAAAATCGTATTTTCTATGGCTTGGTCCCGATTTACAAGGTAATCTCTCTATACTCAACTTAGGTTTATTAGCAGACCTAGCCAAATAAAGTGACACAATAACTGCAAAAACAGTTGCCAATGCACCTATCCATTCTCCTAAATCACCTAATCCTATTATTCTCAATTTAGTAAGAATTAAAAGTGAACCCCCTACTGTCACAATAAATCCACAAATAAAACCAAATATAAAAATAATAAAAGGCCTGCTAGCAACAAGTATTTTAATTTTTTTTGTATACGAGTATATGCTTTTCAATGCAATTCCTCCAAAAATCATTATGCTTCAATCATACCAAAAAGCCGCCGCATAATCGTGACGACTTTCTTTTTATAAACTTTCACATGGCGTACTCCATCACCGTATAGTCGTTTGACCTGACGGAACGAATAACTCATCTGTAACGCAATCGTGTCCAGTTGAATATCTTCAATAAAATACTGCTCTAATATAGAAGCTTCTAACGAATTAGTTAGTTCATCCAGACAATCCGTAATTTCAACTTTGATAGGCCGACTCTTCTTAATGAGCTTGTTAATACGCGCTTCAATCTCTTCTCGCTGAATTAAATCATCAGCCAGCTCTCGCCGCTTACCACCACCCGGTTGTCCTGTCATGCTAGGTGAATGTGTCGACTCAATACGATCATCAATGACAAACAGCTTAGTTTCCAGCCGCTTGATTTGTCTAAAGTAAGGCCGGTAACGCCTCAAAATTTCTTGTTAGTTTCAAAATCACCCACCACCGTCACCTCAACTCCGAATAATTAAATTGCCATGGCGATATTCTGTTACTCGCCGGTTTAGCCAGCTGTATTTTTTATGCAGCTGTTTTACCGTTTTGTCTTTCTCCTCTGTTGTATGTGAACTCTTGATTGCGTATGCTTCAATTAAGTTGTATTGTCGCAACGAAACTGCTAAATAGCCACTCTTCATTGTTGCCTTGGTTATCTTCCAAATAGGTGCCATTTCTTTTTCATTTGCGCCAAGAATGCCATTTTCATGGCGATCTTCGACTTCACATACCAGGTTGTTAAGCTCTTCATGATCAATACGTTTCATAGTCTGTGCCTCGCTCTCATTCTAGCTATCGCATAATTTTCACCTGCAATTATAATGGTGCCATTATTTATTATTGTCAAAATACATGCTCTATTGTAAAATAACGAAGGACTTACTTAACAAAGTCCCCCCATCCTCACATCAACCTTCATTGATGTGAGGGTTTTTTTGTTTGCTCTCACGATTGCTCAACTCTGCAATATCAGCAATAAAGTCCTGACCGATTTGTGCCTGTTGCTCAGTTGTCAGCGCCGCGTTCATTTCCAGGTTGGCAACCATGGCTTTCGTTTGGATTGCTTTGGCGTATTCGATGTCAGTCATTTTTCTTCCTCCACCACATATCCGTCTAGCCATGCACGGGCCACGAAATTTTGGCATTCTGTATATTTTTTCTGGTTAAATTCATAAGTACCAGGTGTCAACGCCATCCAGTCTCGCATTTTTTCGGGACGACGCTCAGAACAAAGCATGTCACCAACCGAAGTACCATCGTGTTTGCACTTTTCAATCCAATCAGCTACTGCTTTAGGAACCACCGGCAACTCGGCGTACTCCTTCTTGAATACACCGTCTGTAATCAGCCAATGTTTGCCATTGATACCAGTAGCAATCCAGTCACCAACGTATACTTTCCCTGACCCTGTTAGATATAATTCAGGGCTGTGGTGAGTTCCAAGCATTGTTCCTGCGTCAATTAATTCATACTTATCAACCATCTCATTGCTTCCATCAAACTGTTCAGCCTCAATTGGCTGTTTGCGATAGAATTTCATTTGTCCACCTCCTGTTTACGTTTTTCGATAAAAGGTGTAGATATGAATACTTTTCCTAGAAACACTTTAAAATCAGCCTTTCAGTAGCTCCGGGTTCTCGTGTACGTTGCCAACTGTCTGAATTTCATTGCTGAAATAGTATCCATCTACGCCGAACCCCTTGTTAGAAACATCCTTTGCAATCCATTTACCGTATACATAATTGCCTTTTTTAACTTCAAAAGGCTTACCAATCTTGCTATTAGTATATGACAGGACCGGCTGAACAATGTCGCCCTCATAAATTTCCTTACCGTTCACGTCTTTCAGGCCGGTAAACTGTTCTAAAATTAGCCCATCACCATCGTAGGCGTATTCTGTTGACCCCTCAGCGCCTCTATCATCTAAATAGCAGTGAACTTGAACGCCATCAACAGGGCCATCAAAGCTAATTCTATAAACAACTAGCATTTTATTTAATAAATTGTCCCACGCTCTAAACTTAATCATCACGCCATCTCCTTACTCAGTTATTAGTACCAATCCCGTAACAAGCAATGAAACAATAGCCAGACAAGCCATTCCTGCGGCTATTCCGACCTCAATAAATAAATCAACTATAGATGCCACACCAAGCACACTTGAAAGACAGATAATTATTCCAAATCCAATTTTATTTTTAGTGTTCATTTTCAATCCTCCCGAACGTTTCAAACGCCCGCTTACGAATGTTGTATGGCTCATATTCCTTGGCCAATTGCTTGCTATCTAATGCTTTAGCTTTGTTTGCTTCGGCGTGTTGCTTCATACGCCGGTGCTTCCGTTTAATCGTTGAACGCTTCTTAGTGTGTTTAGGCATTGTCATTCCTCCACATATTCCGCAATGTACTTATCCGCTGGAGCCACAAACATGTGATTACCTTTTGTATAAAGATAATAACTATCTCCTTTTCTCTCAATACAACTAATAATCGGGGACTCATTAGGTCCGTCTCGGTATTCGAACGGTTTTCCAACCTGAAACGAATAATATCTGGAATCTCCTTCTAAAATAGTTATGCATTCTAAATTTGCATCTATCAATCCGATTATTCTATTCATTTTTCTACCTCACTTAAATCCATAGCCAACCAGCCCTTCATTAATAATTTTCAATGCATCTTCCGGGCTCCGTGCAATCCCGTGAATCGTGTGTTGTTTCATCAAAAAATTGTGAAATCTAATCTGATCAGCCCGCGGTCGTCCGGTTTCGTTTTTACATTCAATGAAGAATATCGAACCATCCGAATGTCGGAACCCAAATAAATCTGGGAATCCTTGGGGCAGTCCAGTATCGAACCACCGACCGTTCTTCATCTCAACTTTACCGACGTTTGCGCGAAAAATCGTACATCCGGCTGCTGACACGGCCACCCGGATTTGATTCTGAATTTCTTGTTCTCGCATGTAGTCGCTACACTTCCAATCTACTGATACGCTGTACCCCTTGCTACCATTGACTTTGTTCAAGGTGTAGCATCGTAGCTAGTAATTTTTAACTTTCTCAACCTCATACTCACCGTATCCCCTAATCCCTATACCCTATATAAAATAATATATATATATATAATATAAGAAGGAGTAACTACATGTTACTGTATACGTTGGGCCCCAAGGGTTTAGCCGTAGTCAGTAAAGTGACTACACCTGAACTACACGTACTACACTCTTGTGTACCCGCGGCGTGGAACCCCGTTAACTCGGTGTTGTGCCGGTTTCCAACCTTTGTGATTGTCCATCACGTACTTGATTTTCTTCGCCAACTTCCGATTCTTCGTAATGTCGGCCCCATCCATCTTAAACGCGATGTCTTTACTCATTACAAAGTCGTCTTTAATCGTCGCCAATGCCTCTTCGATAGCATCTTCTTCGGCGTCAATGTACATGAATTGCTCACGATTGTCTGCCATCATCTGCTCCTGATCCTGCGTTAATCCGAATCGAAAACCGTCGCGATAATAACTTGCGAACTCACCCCATAGCTGATCAATCGTTTCCTGCGGCAAGTCAGTAATCGGTGACTTCTTCTGTAGTGCTGAATTGACCATCACCGGCATAAAACGCCGCTCACCGGTTTTATCCTTCAAGTAAGTCACTTCATTAGTCGTCCGTGCCATCACAAAGTTTTTGTATCGCCGGACGGTATAGCGACCATAGGCCGGGCGGTACTCCAGAATTTCAGCACTGATAAATTTCTTTAAGATTTCAAAGCTACTATGGCTGGTGGCGGTCATTTCATCGTCGTTCACGATCCAAGCCCGCATCATATTGCCATAGTTGTCTTTATTTTCAAAGTCAGTGAATTGGTCGGTATACCAGCCATTTGACATACGCTTAAGCAAGGTGGTCTTACCAGTTCCTTGACCACCCACTAAATCCAAAACAAAATCAAATTTAGTTTCTGGCTTGAATACTTTGGCTACTGCGCCGACAAAGAATAGCTTGGTCTGTAATGTTGTAACTGGTGATTTTTCAACGCCGAGATAGACCGGCAAGAAGTCAGCCACCCTAGTAACGCCGTCCCATTTTTTGTAACATTCGTTCAGATAATTAATAACTGGATTGAATACGTTACGTCGTGACACTTCGGTAACTGCCGCATCAATTAACTTTGGCGTAAACATGACTTTATACTTACGTTCGATGTACCGCTGTACTGCTGGTGTGAACTCATCTTGTAGTGGTCCATGTTCTAACATTAATTCGGCTGAATCTTCCATGAACTCCGTCTCATAACTAAATTCGTTATAAGCAAACTTACCTTTAAGCAGTGGATCGTGCTCTAATATCAGACAAACATTTTCAAGTGAATTTGCTTTAATACCGCCCTTAGCTGTTTCCATAAAATTAATTCGATTTTTAAGCGGTACAACTTTCTGCTGTTCCTCTAACTTGCGTAGCTTGTCCGCTTCTTCCTCTGCGCTCACTGGTTAGCCTCCCTTCGTCTAATTTCTTTCTTAATCATCGACTCAATCGTTGTCTTGGCTTCTCGCTGAGTCAGTGAATCGTCTGTATTTGCATTTGCCAGCAAGCCTAGCTGGATAACTGCTCGCGGATCAACACCTCGGAATAATAATCCACCGGCGAAACTTGCCAGTGCATTATTACGTCCACCAGTATCTCCAAGCCCGACCACAACTGTTTCAAACAGCTCAGCGGTGCCAGACTTTTTTGAATAATCAGTTTTCAACCCGCTAAGGTCTACTTCTGCCGTAGCTGTCTTGGCATTGATGGCTGCTACTAACTCTGCTGTGCCCGTAGCAATCGGATTGCGATTCTCCCATTGATACGCCTTACCATTCCGCTCACTGGGTGCGACCATCACATAATTGTTAACGTGAGCCTTAATATCAATTCCCGGTAGCCATCCGATATTCTGCTGAACAGTGCTATCTTCACGCTTTAGATAAAATAGTTGCCGGCCGCCGCCCGCTGTCTTCTGCGATAACGTTTCACGGAAATACTCTGGGTGCTCATAGTCTTTGAACGATTGAAAACCATCCGCACCATTAGAGTGTTCGTCAATATCAACTACAAAAAAATTAGTTGTCCGTAGTGCTAATTGTGCGTACGGGTGTGATCGCCAATAGCTTTGAATCTGATCAATGGTCAAGGCGGGCTGGTCAGCGAACTTAATCATCGGTTTCTTGCCAATCATTGGCAGGACGCTGAACCCCGCTTTGGCGTATCTAACTGCATAATTAACTAAATTACGCATGACCGGCCTCCTTCTGTAAATTAACGGGCATCACACCCGAACGATGGTTTACTGGCACTGCAGTATTTATTTAGAACGGTGCTTCATCTGTTGGTTCTACTGGTGCGTCTGCGTCAGTTGGTAGTGGTGCTTGTGGTGCTTCCGCGTCTGTTGGCATTGGCGCACCACCTAAGTCGCCAGGTAAGTCTGCATCTGTGATGTCTGCAGTTTCAGGCTGTTCAGTTGCGTCTAGGTCATATTCAACGTAGGGATTGTCGGGATCCTTCTTGTTTGGACGGTGCTTAATGTGTAAAATCACCGACTTACCTTTTTCTGGTGCAAGTACATTAGCCAGCATTTCGTGTGTGTCAGTTTCATTCTCACTGGCAAAGTATTCTGGCTTCATCTCAATGCCTAGCAGCGAACCTAGCTTGATGACAAACTTAATACTCCGGCTAAGAATGAAATCTGGAATCGCCTTTCCTGCTTTACTCTTAGTGGCAAAACTAATGCGGTCGTACTCTTTTTCGCCAGCGTGGTCGCCATCAAGAACCGTAAACACGATCTGTAAGCAATCCCAACCTGAATCGAATGATCGATGTTCAATGCTTTCCACAGCCGTTAAGTAATCACCATCTGGTAATCCTGTGCTTCCACTGTTCACTGAATCATTCTTTGGATCAAAGTTATCTAAAGTGTTTGCTGCAATATCTAATAAACTCATTTTTATTTACCTACTTTCGTTGTTTGTGCTTCCGGTGCTAATGCATTCGGAATAGCTTTTAAAATGCTTAGAATCTTTGAATCATTAATTTCATCGGCTTTATACCGGCGGCGAATTTCTGTCACGTTTCGTAAATAGTTCTTGCCAACGTGTTGAGTATGGATGACTAAATCACAATTTCCATTAACCACGTTGTAATACTTAGTCTTGAGTGACGGAACAGTCTTCGTATTACCATCATCATCTGTAAAGTCATTCTCGCGACTAATGTAAACGACGTTGATTGGTAATGCCTTGAGATCCATTACCAGACTTTGAAGCACAGTATTGAACAATGCATATCCTCGGCCATACCCCATGTCTGCTAACGATTCGACCCCCGCTTTTAAGCAAATTGCCTGTTCAATCAGCTGACAAACATCATCGATAACATCTAGCGTCACCGTCTCGTACGTGTTTTGGGTAGTTCCTAACTCCAAAATTACTTCTTGTAACTGATCAATGACACTACTCTTTAAACTGCCGTCAGGGTTGCGCACATTTCGTAATTGAATGCTTGGACGTGTTCCCATAGCGCTATTTCCATCAGTATTCAAGACTAATACATTTGGAAAATGTTCAGCTAGGTAACTCTTACCGCTCATCGTGGCGCCCCAGATAAAGAAATTCCGTGGGGTGCCGGCTGGTTTATGCGGTTCATTCTTTGGAAGAATTGACATTATTGCTATCACTCCTTTTAATTAAATAATCAATGGTCACACCGAAAATATCAGCTAATTTGATAAGCACGTATATATTCGGCGTTCGTTTGTCCGTTTCATACTGGCAAATTGTGTTGTCTTTCAGTCCAACTAAATCAGCTAAACTCCCTTGACTAAGCCCACGTTGCTCTCGTAGCTCTGTTATTCGTGTTTTCACCGTTTAATCAGCCCCCTCATCTTCGCCTGATAAAATGACCAACCGGGCTTATATCCGTGCAACTTGGCGTATGCCTTAATCTCCGCATAGCTGGTTAATTCTGCGGGGGACTTATCGGCAACGGCCTTGGCTGCGTTATTTTCCGCGATCTCTTTGGCTAATGCCAACCGCTTGTTAGCCTCAATCTTTTTCAGCTTAATCGACTCATCAGTTTCGATAATCTTCTCTTCGCCTAGCTCAGCTCCACAAAACGGGCAGGTCTCGCCCTTGCGATAGAACGTCGCGAAGCACTCCGGACAAACTGAAACTGATTTAATCGGGCTACCGTTACTACTTTTCGAATGCTTGTCCCGGCCGCCTAGAATCCATTGCCGGTCTATTGTTGGCAGTCCAAACCGTTCGACGTTGTTAACGTGGTCAATAATGATAGCTCGCTTACCTTCGCGTGGGTTCATCGACCGCATAGCAAACTGCAAGTAAAGTGATAATGACTGGGTCGGACGTAGCATAATCACGCAATCAACATTCGGTAGGTCTAAGCCTTCCGTGAATAACTCCGCATTGGTGACCACTTGAATCTTGCCAGCACGATAACTTGCCACAATCTGCTCACGTGTCCGCTGGTCCGTCTTCCCAGAGACCGACCGTGCCGTTATGCCAGCTTGGTTGAACGCGTCCGCTAGCCGTTCAGCACTCGCCACATTGTAGGCGTAGGCAATAGCCTGCTTACCGGGGGCCAGTTTCAAGTAATGGCGAACTGCGTTGCCATAGATTTTTGGCTTAACGGCCTGATCAATACTTTTTTCGTCAAATTCACCATTGCGCTTAGTTTTAAGCTGTGTTACATCAACTTCGGATGGCGCGTAATAATCAACTGGCGCTAGGAATCCCTGGTCAATTAGCTGGCTGATAGGTTTACCTAGCACAATGTCATCAGCAATCACGTTTAAGCCCTTGCCGTCCATTCGCCATGGTGTCGCAGTGAACAACAATTTAAGCGCGTCAGGGAATGCTTGAATTATTCTCTGGTAGGACTTCGACAGTGCATGATGAGCTTCGTCTATCATGATGATTGCTGGTTTGGTTAACTCATCAATGTGCCGAGTAATGGTCTGAACCATACCCATCTTGCAAAGTGACATGTTAACGTCATCTTGCTTAAACGTGGCCTCAGCCTGTTCTAGGATTTCCCTCCGGTGTACGATAAACAATACCCGGTTGCCTTTAGCTGTTGCCCTACGTGCGATATCGGCCATGATTACCGTCTTTCCAGTTCTTGGCGGCGATTGAACTACGATTGAATGATGGCCGTGAATGGTTGAGTTATAGACAGCGTCAACTGATTCTTGCTGGTAATCTCTTAGCTGGAACATTACTTAATAACTGCCTTCCGATTCGGTTCCAGATGAGCGCCGGGCACATTCTTGCCAGCTGACAAAGCTTTATAGATTGCCGCCTTATCCGGCTGGTATTCATGAACTTCTTTAACGTAGTCAGCAGTAAGTTTATCCGGTTCACTCACTACCGTTGATGCCCGATAGTTCCGTACTGAAACAATGTGTTGGTCAGTGGTTAGTTTCTTAATTTCGGCCTGATCAAGTGTGTCCGCGACGTAATGGTTTAGCCGGCCGTTCAAGTTCTTTAACCGTTGCTTTTCTTCACGGAACAATTTCATTTTTTTATCCAAGAAATCAATGTTCGCTTGGTTCTCATCTATCCAGCTTGCAATGTTATCGACCTTCACGTTCATCGAGTCAGTTAACGCATCGAGCGTATCAGCAATAGTGTCTGGGTTCAGATCATCACGGTTGGTTAAGTCGCGATAGTTGGTCGCCATTTCGTATAAGTTCATTCTTCATCATCTCCAATCACACCTAATTCAATTAATTCTTCCTTAGTAGGCCGGTCATCATCTTCCGGAGGCTCTAGCCATTCATCATATCCTGGAATCACTTTATTCACGCACCTTTTCTTGAATACCAACCTTGTCTAATATTGCTTCAGGGCTTAACACACCCATTAACCATGCTAGAAACTGAGTTGAGTCTTCGTAGAAGTACCGATATCCAAGACACTCACAGTAAGCCATACCTGGATTAATTGTTTTCTGGTTGAACGTCCGCATGGTCTTCACCTCGTAAATGATCCAATGCCGTTTGCCGTGCCAAGCTCTTGTAATGTTGCCACCGTTTGAACCGATAGGTGGCTAAACATACATAGCCGTCTGGTGTCTTCATTAGCTTTCGATACCAATGTTTTGCTTGTGATTTGTAATTATTCATGTGTAAATGTCCCTTTCAGTTGTTGCCATAGGTTCTTCCGTGATGTACCATAAACATGTAATTTAATTTGATTATTTTTCAATTTCGTACCTGTTACTGGTTGCACCCGGTAGCAGGTATTTTGTTTTGCTCGCCATTCTTCAAACGGCTTATAGCTACCCTTCCTCATTTGCATCTTCCTCACCATCATTCACAAAGTATTTACCGTAATATTTCAAGAACCAGGCTTTTTTCGCCTCTAAAGACTTCACTTCGGATGTTTTTGACTCGATTTGCTGATTGAGCGAACCTACTACAGTGTCTCGATCAAAGTCCGCTTCGTACTTATTTGATGGTAGTAACTCGAAGTCATCACTTTTTGAATTGATATTCACAAAATCAATGGTTGCACCACTGAAACTATCTTTAAAATAAGCAACTTGAATAGTCGGCAATTCTTTAAAGTTATAAAACCCAAGAATCACACCAGTGTAAATTTCCGATGAATTGTACCGTTTGTCCAACAACCGAACATTGTCACCAACTTTGAAGGTATCAATCCGCTTAGCAGTGTCCATGTCAACCTCAAATTTAACGCCATTAATTTCTACTGCTTCTTTACTCATTTTCGTTTTCTCCTTTAAATTCCAAACCAACTAATAATTTCATGCCGCTTAAACCACAGCCAAGTTAATGCGCTGCCAATCAATGCACCTTCAATCATCCGTAACACCTCCCTTCGTTACCATGGCAGCTCTTCGCCGTGCTTATCCAAAAGCTCCGCCATTGCCTTGGCTTTAAACTTCCATGCGCTGCCACGACCTTTATGAATGATTTGGCCTTTGCGTTCCATTTCCCCAATCTCGCGACTGTAGCGTGGGTTTTCTAGAATGTTATCTTTCAACCAGTCAACTGACTTATTAGCACACCATTCACGCAAATCTTTCATAGTCCACCAGCGGCCGGTCAGTGACTCACCTTCATAGCCATGAGAATCAACGGGAACAAGCTTCATGCCATCAGGTAGTGGAAAACGGAAAGTTCCAGTTACTTCAATCTGATCTAATAATGATTGGCTCATTACTGTTCATCTCCTTCGTCATCAACGATTTCAACATTGTTCATTGCATAGTAGATAAATTGTTCAACAATCCTTCTCATCGGGATTCCCGTCTCTTCTTTAATTTCACAGATGGAATCAAGAATTGAGACATCAACGAATATTGGCTTGGTTCCGCCGTTACCATTAAGATGTTGCTTTCTTAAAACTAATTTTTCCGTCATCTCTTATTCATCTCCTTCATGTGGTCGAATTTTAAAAGTCTCAATAATCTTCAAAACTAGCTCGTTAGCCGCTGCAGACTTCTTGGTTCCGGCCAATACTTGCGTCATGTACATTTTTCCTACACCAAATGTAGCGGCCAAGCTTGTAATGCTAATTTCACGATCATCAATATACTTCTTGATAAGTTCTCGCCCTGCTAATGTTGTTGGCATTTAATTCACTTCCTTTCGCTTATGTATGTAAGCTAATTTGATAACCAATCAAAAATAGTTTTAATTATTGTTGATTATTTTACGCAAATGTTTTAATATTAAGGCATAGCTAAATAAGCCTATTTAAAGCCATTGCAAGACTATAAGACGTTGGGGAACGCTGAAAATCAGTCAAGTTAATGTTCTTTAATATTGCGCGTTTGGTTATTCAATTAGCTTACAGAAGTAATATTAAAACATTTGCATAATTTTGTCAAACTATTTTATGCATTTATTTTAATATTTGCTTTTGAGAACGTGAGGAATACTATTATGGCACTGTTCGATCGCATTAAATTTCTTGCAAACAAACAAGGAAAATCTGTTAATGACGTTGAATCGGAACTAGGATACTCAAAAAACACATTGTATCGTTTGAAGAAAACCAATCCGAGTGCAAAAAAGCTTGAAGAAATTGCAGATTACTTTGATGTTTCCACTGATTACCTGCTCGGTCGCGAGTCAAAAGCTCCCTCCTGGGCAACTGAGGACGATAAAATCGACCTTGATGAGTGGCTCAAATCAAATGTACCAATGGGCTTCCAAGGCATGGATATGGACGACGAAACAAAAATTAAGGTACGTGCCTTCTTGGAAGGTGTGTTCTGGGAAGATAAACAAAAGCATCGGAATGACGATAATAAAAAGTAGGTGTTGTTGATGAACAGTTATAAACTGTATCTACAAGTTCATCAATTAGCCGATAAATTAGGAACTTTCGATCCTTTTGTCATTGCAGACAGTTTAGGTTATCGTGTTGAATATGCTAGTTTAGGCAACCTCAAAGGGATATGTACAACCGCAAGCAGCGGTGATGTGTACATTGGCTTGTCAGATGAATTGCAAGAAGTACCAGAAAAATATGTGGTTATGGCTCACGAATTGAAGCATGGATTAGATCACACGTCCTGCGCCGCTCTCTACACCATTGGAAATAATTGGGAAGGCAAAATGGAACGTGAAGCTAATTTATTTGCATGTAGTGAACTTACCGCCCTATATAAAGAACAGTATGACGACCGACCACAAAGCTTTAATGAAATACAAATGGCCTATGGACTGCCAGATAAATTCTATGAATTAATGTTCTAAAATAAAATTAATGAGATGATTTAATGGATTACGAAGAGTACCAAACAAAAGTTATCATGCTTGATAATACAATCAAAAATATTACGTCAAAAATGATTGACACAATCCATCAAGATATTATAAAAAACAAAGAACTCCTTTCAAAACTAATTATTGATACAGATTTTGATTTTATAAGTTTAGATGACCATCTTCTTGATAGAAAAACTGACCAATTAGCAATTGAATTGTTTCGATATGGTCAAGAAGTTATATACTATAGCGCGCTCGAAAGTGATATTGTATATTTTCAAAATACCAGTTACGATGTTGAGGTATCTCAACTAGTTAGTGATGAATTACTGGTTAAAATGTTTGAAACTAAAGATGTATTTAAAAAAGTTCATCACGTTACTGGAATATCCGGAATTCTTGAAAAGAATTTAAATTTTAAACGCACGATTATTGAAGACTTATCACATTAAAAAAGCGTCCCACTGCCGCAAACAGTGAGACGTCGTAACCAATGATATTGATTTACAAATATTATTATATCATTGGAGGATATGTAAATGAATGCTAAAAAGATAGCGACACTAGGGGCAGCTTTATTTATCGGAATCGGTCTAGCTGGTTGTGGGAACAATTCAAATAAAAGCTCGTCCAACTCACAGAAAGTATCGGGGCCATTAAAAAAAGTTGGAACCTACACAAAGGATAGTGAAACTGGAAAAATTACACTGTTAGCTATTAAAAATTATCATAATAAGGCAATAAACACCAAATCAGCTACTTATTATTTTCAAGAAGCCAAATTATTAAAAATTGAAACAACGAAGAAATTACAACGTGCTAATGATGAAAATAATTTTGGCAAAAAGCTTAACAATACTTACTATGAATATCAACTGGGATACTCTCTTAAAAATAATAGTAAAAAGCGTGTTTCTTCAAACGGAGTTGAATTAATCACCCCATCAGGTAACCAGCTCTCATCTAATCACGGAGCAATAGATGAATTGGTCGGCGATAAGATTCAACCAGGCACAAAAAAGACTGGGCTTTTACAGGCTATTGCTAAAAAAAGGGACATCAAGAAAATGAATCAGTATAAGTTTGTCTCTGCTGAACTAATCGAAGATAGTGGAAATTACTACGGTGTTGATAATCAAACTACAATTAATTTTAACAAATAATTTTAATTACGATAGTCATGCCTGAACTTTAAAAAGCATATCCTACATCGAAAAAAATTAGGATAGAGTTACCTTGTAATTGTGTCGATTTGATAAAAGCATGATTCAAAATATAACATTCATTGTACTTTGAAATTGATAGAAAGAAGGATATAAAATGTATTTTAAGCCCAGAGTTTTTATTAGTTCAACCTTTTCAGGAAACTTAAATATCCGCAAGAGCATTAAAAAATTTCTTTCAGAAGCTGGAATAGAGCCTTTGCTTTATGAAACAAATTTAACACCTTCAGTTAAACCTTTTACCTACAGAGAAGACATCTTAAGTGCTGATTTTGTGATTTTGTTTATTGACAATAAGTATGGCTCAACTACCGAAACTGGCCTGTCGGGAACAGAAGAAGAGTATAGCTTAGCGAGAAAATATAATATTCCTTTACACGTTTATATTTCAAAAAAAGTTAATACACTTGTAAAAAACGTTTCTAGCAGCACTGACAAAAATGAGGTAAATGAATCTGAAAAGCTAAAAAAATTTATAGATAGGATAAATGAAGATCGTACTTCATATTTTATTTTCTCTAACACAAAAGAACTAGAAAAAAAGATCAAGGAAAATACAGCAAAATTGATTTTTTCTGTTGCAACTAATTTCATTGTAAAAAATGGTTTATCCAACCACAACTCCCAATTAATTAGCTTAAATAACGACGTTAACATTTTAACAAAGTTCATAAAAAAAATGGATTATCGCAAAAAGCTTAAAGATGAACATCCCTTAGATCCAATTACAACAAGCATTATTCTTGAACCTTTATATGATCTAGACTACTTTTATATAAATACGCTTGTAACTCGGTGTGCGAAAGATGAATTCAGTATATTTATTAAAGCAAGCCAAAAATTCACAGAAAACCATGAATTAAATTACACTACAAATCATGCACAACAAATAGGCAAAGTAACCGTGGACTTTTATACAGTTAGCAACCCTTCTAAGGAAGGTGAAATCTACTCTTCATATTATTCTAAATTCAAAGAATGGGACAACTCATATACTAAATTTAAAAACCAATATGCAACACTATTAGCTCAGTTTGAATTACTTAAATAAAAAAGCACATCCTCTCCCGACAAGAAAATGGATGTGCTTAACCTGAACTATTACTAATGGGACTATTGCACCCTTTTTAGCTCCTTTAGTATACCATACTGGAGGTTATGTATTATGGCATCAATTACAAAACGCTTTGGTGGTTGGCAAACAAGAATTAGCTATAAAAAACGTAATGGTAAATATACAACCTTTAGTAAAGCTGGGTTCAAAACTAAAAAAGCCGCACAGCTTTATAGCAATTCAATCGAAGATAATATTGCATTAGGAATTTTGCCAAACGACAAAAAAGATTCTCACGTTTTTGCAGAATACTTCAATAGTTGGTTTGAAGACTTTAAAAAAGCAAAAATATCTGAGCGAACTCAGCATCGATATATAATCACCTACCATGAGTTGCAGAATTATTTTAATCAAACCGAAATTGAAAATATAACACGACGGAAATATCAGCAGTTTATTAATGCTTACGGTGCTAACCATGCAAAGGATACTGTCAAAAAGGTAAATAGTCTAATTCGAGCTTGCGTGCACAACGCCATTTATGAAGATATGATTACTAAGGATTTTACTGAGAATGTTGAATTGGTTTTCAATCCCAAAAAGTCACGCAAGATTGAGTATTTAAATATTCAAGAAATCCAACAACTTTCAGAATATTCATTTAATCACATTAACAAGAACTTCACTTCGCACCAAATGATTTTAACTGCTATCTATACTGGTATGCGTTTAGGCGAAATTCAAGGGTTACAGTGGAAAGATATAAACACTGACTTTAAGACTATCACCGTTAGACATGCACTTAATGAAAGCACTCAAGAATTAATTCCGACTAAAAACGAATCTTCAAACCGAATTATCCGCATCAATCAAGAATTAACTGATATGTTTATCGAAATGAAACAACATAAACGTGCAGATTTAATATTCATTAATCAATACGGAACTGTACCAACATCTGCAGCAGTTAATAAGACACTACGGGAATCACTAAAATCCCTAAATATTAAACGTGCTGGGTTTCACTTTCATTCATTACGGCATACTCACGTAGCCTACTTACTTTACTGTGGTGCTGACCTGTATGCAATATCTAAGCGTCTTGGCCATTCTGATCTAGCAACAACTACAAGGGTCTATTCATATTTGATTGAAGAATATAAAGTTAAAACTGATAACAAAATCGAACAATATTTAGATGACATTACCGCCCCAAAATCAGTTAAAGAAATTGCCGAATAATTTTGCACGCTTTTTGCACGTTACACATATAAAGCTAGTCATACCAACAAGCGCGAATCCTGCCTGGGGCATAATTAGTTAAAAGAGAACACTTTAAAAAAATAGGAATCCCGTTAAATCAACGTTTAGCGAGATTCCTATTTTTGATATTTCATTAAAAAACACTAGAATATAAAAAGTTTTTGCACGTTTTTTGCACGTTCTACCCCTTGATATATCAGCATATATTGATTATATCAATCTTATTTTTTGCACAATAAAATCCCCACACCAGCTATTGCAGCCAGTGTGGGGATTCGTTTTACTTCACGTATTCCAATGTATTACCTATTGGGCCGGTTGCCATATAAGCATAGCCGTTCGAACGTGGTTGCCGTACCCAACGGTAACCACCTTGAATAATGGCTTGATCGGTTGTCACCGTTGAACCAGCTGGTAACACTGCAATGACACTAGCCGATGTTGATGGTGCAGTCCGAAGTTTAACAGCTGTTTTAAGCGTGTACGTCTTCTTTTCCTTGACCCACTTTGGTCCAGCTGGCTTAGGTTTCACTGCTTTAGTAGCTTTAGCGTACTTATCCCAGGCGGACTTGTCACCGTAAAACACATCAAAATCAAGGTTGCCATTCCAACCCCGTAACCGCCCAGTGCTTGTATATTGGAACATTACTGCGGTCTTCCAATGCTTCAAACTACCATATAAATCTCGTGGTTGATAGCCATTCACGACGTTATAGTTGTTATACTGAGCAATCCACAGCCCATAATTGGCATTAACCACAGATGACCAGTCTAATGAGTTCTCACAATTGATTCCTGTATAGAGGACAGGTCGAACGCCTGTTTGCTGATATACATAGTCTAGCCATTGCTTTGCTAAACCGACACCAGCCCGGTTCTGAATTGTCGAACCTGTCGTGTTTTCAAAATCAAGAACCAGCATTGTTTTACCAATAAATGGCTTAACAACCGTTAAGAAATAATCAGCCTGCTGCTTAATATCCGAGTCGTTTCGAATAAAGTGGTACACGCCTAGCTTCTTGCCTGCTGACAAAGTCTGCTTTGCGTGTCCATTAAATTCTAGGTTAGTATAATCAATACCCTCTGTTGCTTTCACCAACACAAAGTCGCCTGCAACTTCGCCTACATTCATACCAGCCTGATAACTGGCAACATCAATACCATTTAAACTCATTATTTTGCACCTCCATTAAACATTGTCCCAATCGATTTAGCTAGCTCATTACCACCGACGCTGACGGCACCTGCAATCACACCATCAACCAGACCAGCTACCCATTTGATATCGCCATTGGCAATGCCAATAAAAATACCAATCACTGCACCAACACCAAGGGCAATAATTGGTAAATATTTGTTGCTGAATTGAGTTTGTTTAATCGCCCAAACAACTAGATATGTTACTACGGCGATTGCCGCAATCGTGGTACCATTAATAAATTGGATTAATTCCATCATTATTTATCACGCTTTCTATAATAGTCAATTATTTCTTGCTTCTCATTATTTTCCCTTTTTAAAGCCTCATTTTCCTTTTTTAACTTGGTTTCAGAATCGCTGCTAGCAGCCTTGTTACTGTTCCACATCGTTAAGACCGCAACGAAAATTGAACCCGCTGTGGTAATTAAGGCCACGATAACAGCATCGCTCACCCCTAATCATCCCCAATTACAATTTCAAAAATGGTTGATCCTAAAACAAACATGGCATACATACTTTCAAAACTTACATAACGTTGCATTTCAAAATCATGAACACCAAACGCTATCATGAAAAATAACCAGACAAACGTAAGTAATCCAGTCATTAATGGCTTGTAATAATGTGTACGCAAGTTCCACAAAGAATACACCAGAGCAAGCGTTCCAACCACCGCCAGCATAAAAATCATAGGTGGATCATCCAACACATCAAGCAACGTTGGCTGTGGTGGCTCAAATGCAAATGTGTTGTGCTTAATAATAAAGTAAATTCCTAACCCATATGTTTCCATCGCTTTCCAAAACCAAAATCTATTTTTTGCTAAATGTTCACACATCACATCACACTTCCATTCATGATGTCGGGAATTCTTGACTAAGAATGGTTTTGACTGCAGATTTTACATCTTCGTAACCGACAGATTCGATAGCTTTATCTGTAAAGTCAGACTGATCTAGGGTGGAGCTTAATGAAATATAGCTACCGTTGTTGCTTAGGTCCGAATATGCCGTCAGACGAACCGGTGCATCGTTCTGGACGAAGAACTGGTAGTTCGAGTAAGCTAAAGTTGGCATCAATTTTGGTAACTTCTTAACAGCTAAAGCAGATAGTTGTTTCTTTGAAAGGTCATCAAAGGTTGTTCCAGCTTCTAAATCAGCAGCCACAACTGTCAAGTTTGCGCTAAATTCTAGTTTGTCGGTCTTACCATGAAGGCCAACTACCACGCTGTCAGTGTTTCCGGTTGATGTTTCCATTTGATACTGGATACTTTGATTAATAATTTGCATATTATTGTTCCTCCTTAGAATCTTTTGCAAACGCCTGTTCTAATTGGTCGTAAACTCGTTCATACACAATCGCATCTTCCTTGTCCAGTTCATAAGGATAGTCATCCAATGACGCCTTAAGTCCTTTGAAACGAGCGGAGTACTCACTGAAATCAATATTTGCAAGGTCGTCTGATAACTCGTTCATGTCAGAGTTAAGATTACTTTCAGAATCTTTTCCAAGTTTCGAAGGATCTTTTTCGTCAGCTAGTTCTGGTTTTGGAATTAATTTTTCACTGCCATCGTCTAGCGTCTTTAAATTACCGTCTTTATCAGCTTCAAAATACTTTTGCTGAATCCCTACTCGATCAGAAACGTACTCTTCTTGCTTATTGGCGAGCTTACGAATAAGAGTACTACGCCCTAAACTTGCCTTGCCTTTTAATTTGAATTGCCCCAGCGTGTTAGCGATACCTGCGAGTTCACGATTCTTAAAACTAATAGTTGTTTTCATAATAAATTACTCCTTCTTATTTTTTTTACTAGAAGTTAACATCAACGTAACCTTTGACGGTCCCGTTAGAGTTAAGATCTTTGATAAATTTATAATGTTGGCCATTTAATACACCAAGTATCTTCGAAGCGTTAATAATGCCACCGTTTCTAACCAAATAGGTTTCACTACTTCCGAATAACCATCCAGCCTTTAAATCGCTTCCTCCGAAGAACGGGTACTTAATTCCATTCATTTCAATCCATGCAAACTTCATTAGTTGGTATGCACCATCAACGTCGATGCCACCACCGTTAAATCTTAAATTTTTGTGCAACATAACATTGTCGTTGAACCAGAACCCACCCCAAGGCATAGTAAAGTCACCAGCCGAGCTATTACGGGTCCAGCCAAATTTGACGACGTATCCACCGTTAGGATCATTTTCATTTTGGGCGCCCCATGCCATGTACTGTGCATTAGATGAAAGGTCAAAGTGCAGGCCCCAATCTCCGGGATGTTCAATTAGATTATTAGCATGAATCTTACCAATAAATGTCCCACTGTTATTAGTAGTGTATAGCCCGTCAGTACCAAGCTTAAGTGTTTGCAAGGTTGAGTTCATTGCAATAAGCATTGAACCTGCTTGCAATTTATCAGCACTAATGGAGTTAGCAACGATATTTGAACCATTAATGTTATACACATTGATGGTAGCCGCATTAATTGATCCAGCGGTTAGCTTGCTAGCACTTAAGTCAGCAATCATGGCGTCCTTAATAACTGCATTATCAATATAGGTGGCCGCCGTAATACGCAGTTTGTTACCGTATATTGAGGTTCCTTCATTGGAGATATTAATGGCATTAATAACACCGTCTTTAGAAACCTTAAAATTGATGTTAGTTGCCATTTGACTGAACTCAGATTGACCAACAGTATCTGGTAGATATGCACCAACAGTTGAATCTGAAACTAGCATAGGGTGATTGCATATCACGTTACCTTCGCCGTTCATTTGAATAGCCAGGCATACTTGGGTTACGTTTGCCGGGGGAGTTACTCCTTCAACTTTTATAAATTGATGCTCGCCCCATTTAGAAGTATCAAAGGTTGGCCCTTGCATTCCAACTCGGTCACCATTATCGTTAAAGAAAGTTATTTCCATACTAATAAAAGTAGCTGTTGGAGGTGTGGTTCCAGTTATAAACAATGTAGCGCTGGCTGAGTACTTCATTCCTTGAACTGCAGGGACCTTTTTGCTTAACGCATGTGACCAAGTGCCAACAGAAAATCCATGAGGGCTGAATACTAAACTATTGCTGCCGTTATAGTGATCCCATTGGTTAAAACCGACGTACAAAGGAACATTACTTTCCCATCCATCAGTATTACTTTGTAGTTCACTATTATAAATTAGGTTTCGCTGTCCCAGATTATTAACTTGCCCAACAACCGAATTTACCTGGTTATTCAATTCAGTTATCTTAGATTGATAGTCGGAATTATCAACCTTTCCACGTACCGTTGTTTGAATGGAATCAATAGTTTGAGAAATGCTAGAAACTGCTGTGACTGTTGCATTATCTAACGGGTTAGTGGAATAGTCCGTAGCATTTGAACCTAGCTCTAATTTCATATTGGAGAATGTAATAGTAGCTGTCGAAGGCACATTATTTAAGCGGAGATAAGCACCTTGCTGTGAATAGCCATCTAACTTGATTGTTGCTACATAATGCTTCTTTGTGGTACCAACGGCCGCATTATTAAGGTAGCCCATCCAAGTCCCACCGTCTCCGCTAGCACTATTTTGAATTGTAAAGTTCGCAGAAGCCGTAGAAATGGCATCAAAACTTAGAGTTACTGTCGTTCCTTTTTCGAGTCTTCTGCTTAGTGCGTACATTAGTGTCGCCTGGTTAACCCCACCATTACCCGTCATAATGAATGGGTTATAGGTTTTCAATAACAGGTTAGTTCCCACAGCACTATCTATCACCTGTTGCTGAACAGTCAACAAAGTGCTATTGAATGCGGTAGCACTCGCTTGCAATTGACTAATATTATGCTTATTAGTGTCATTGTCAGAATTTAGTGAATCAAAACTAGCACTCAAAGACTTACTGCTTGCTTGGAGCGCACCAATGTCAGTAGTATGCTTGCCAATAGTATCATTGACTGTCGTAAACTGAGATTTAAATCCATTCGAATCAGTTTGCAAGGTATTAATACTAGTTGTATGACTGTCAACAGTACCCTTAACACTCGATAACGTTCCGTTAATACCGTTCGCAGTTATGCTAATTTGATTGTTAGTCCAATCCTGTGTGGCATATCCATTAAGATCAGTTCGCTCAATCTTCTTGGATATATCAGTCTTCATACCATCCACAGTTTGAGAAAGCGTAGATACAGCAGTAACGGTAGCAGTATCTTCAGGGCTGAGCGAATAATCAGTTGCCTTAGGTCCTTTTTCGAGCTTGGGAAACTTAGCGTATACGTCTACTACACCATTAACAGGATCGAAATAAACAACAAAATTATTTGTTTTAGAACCCGCCTGCACTGTTGAGCCAACCTTAGAATAAGATTCAGCTGAAATTGTGCCAAAATTAGATTTTGGCCTACCTTCAAGACCAACTAAAGACACTTTTCCAGTTCCTTTTGCCAACACCGACCCAGTAGTTATTTGATTCTGGTTAAAAGATACTGGGGTGCACCACAGTCCACACAGATAGCCAGTCCCAGTGATATGAAGGCAAGTGTCTCCGTCAGAATCAGTTATTACGACTGCTTTACAATCCGAATTACTTCCTCCATTTACCACCCAATAATAGTGCAACCCTGATGAAAAATTAGAATTAAGCAGTAAGTTAGTCCCAACAGCACTATTTTGTACCTGCGTTTGAACAGTTTCCAAAGTACTGCTAACTTCTGTAGCAGTCTGCTTAAGCTGACTAATGTCGTTCTTATTAGTCGTATTGTCACTCGTTAATGTATTGAAACCAGTAGTCAATTCCTTAGACGTAGCTTGTAAAGAACCAATATCAGTAGTTTGCTTACCAAGAGTATCGTTAACAGTTGTAAACTGGCTTTTGAATGAACTAGAATCAGCTTTCAAGTCGTTAATGCTAGTAGTCTGGCTATCAACAGTACTCTTGATGCTGGACATAGTGCCGTTAATGCCATCAGCAGTCATTTTAATCTGATTCTGAGCCCACGTCTCTGTAGCATAGCCGTTAAGGTCACTTTTGGTCAACTTAGCCGCTAGGCCATTTTGTAATTCAGCGAGGGTCATAGTTGATCCGTCGGTTAACGTCTTATAACTCTGACTAACCGCTCCAGCAATCTGCTTAGCGTCTTTAGAATCAGATGCGGCAGAAGAAGCCTGTTTAACTGCGTCACTAGCAGCACTTTGAGCGTCTAAAGCACTAGCTATAGCACTATCAGCCTTTTGGTCAACTTTACCAAATCCCGAAGCTGTAGAGTTTGCTGTAGCAACTGCAATACTAGCGTCACTTTGAGCACCTACTGCTTGACCCAGTGCTTGATTAGCTAGTGCATTTGTATCGTCGTACTTGGCCGCAAGCTGGTCAGCTTTATCTGATGCACTTTTAGCATTTTCAACCGCGGTTTCAGCTTCCTTTTTAGCTACATCAACTTTGGCGTCTACCTCACCAGGGTTCAACGTAATCTGCTCCCAACGCCCGTTGACCCATTGTTTGATAGACCACTTGTCTGGATCACTATCACTTTGGTCAAACCATAAGTCACCTTCATTGGCGCTAGTGGGTTCTTTTTCACCATAGTAGTTTGTACTCTTGCCGTTAGCGCTGCTAAGTGCATTATCAACACTTTCTTGAATACGTTGCACCTTGCTATCCAAACTACTTTGTAGATGTGTGTACTGATCCACAATACTCAAATCACCACAAGTGGCCGTATACCCGATACGCTTACCAGTCACATCAAACTGTTCTTCAAGTTGAATAATTCTGATTTTACGCTTAAAATTTAACGCTTCATCAATTGCTAGAATCCAGTCCCCGACTTTAGGTGCTTCATAATTAGGATAACCAGCGTTCTCTAAGTCATAGATGTTCATAGTCATTGACACGGTATAGGTCGCATCAACCTGCTTTTTTAAGGCGGCAATCAAGTTATCTGCAATTGTGTATCGTTCGTCGACAATCGGGTCCATTTCTAAGTCGCCAAACTGCTTGGCTAACTCACTGCGATACTCAACTTCTAATCGACCCTTACTTTGGTCTTCAGCATCTTTGAAAGCACCATAGCCCTTAGCATACGTCGCAAAATCGGATATTTTCATTTCTTCCGTGAGATCACTAAGGTTAATCCCTTTACGGGCAAAACTGGTCAGGTCACTGCCAATCTGTTTAGCAATGTGAACCGTCTCATTGTGCACTTCAAATTCAACGCCAGCCTGATCAGTAATGTCGTTAAATAAATCTAACTTATTTTTATAACCCCAATTTTCTTTCTCAAATGCTGGTACGGTAACGTCATTCTTGTAGGTATACCCGGATTTATCAAAGAGTTGTCCTAGATAGAATGTATACTCATGACTACCCGTGTATTGTGCGTGCAATGCTACTTTGGCAAAGTCCCAAAAGAACTGTTGTACCGCATCAAAGACAACGGTATTGGTATCATCACTCAGCTTCTTATACGTAATGACGTACTTTTCATTATCGAAGTTTAACCACCAGCCGTAGTCTAAGCCGTTCAATACGTCGCCGCCGGCAAACACTTCACCAGTCAGTGACAGTCCGCCATTAACGCTAGTAGTTCTTGTAATGGTAGCTTGGCCGAAATGGGGAGTCCCAGACGGATCATGAAATTTAATCAATAATTTTCACCTCACCTTCCTAAATATATAAATCACACAAATTTTTGATTTGGATATCCGCACTGATTGAACATACTATCTTGTTAGCTGCACCGGGATGTAGAACAAAGTATCCCGCATTGGTTTTATCATTGATGTTCTGGTTGCCACGAGTATTATTCATGCCCGATAACGTATAGACGTCCCCAGCAACTACTGGGCTAGTAACTATCAATGATTGACCATCAACTGTCAACGTAAAGCCGCTAGCAGATGCTAACTTAGCCGTAACGACAAAATAAAAAGCCTGCTCTAGCTGTGAACAAGCTACTGTGCCATTATAAGTTATTGATTGGCCACTAACTAACGTTTGCGACCGTGGCTTACTCTCACCATATGGCAATTCGATCGTCTCAAATTCCAGTGACCAGGTGTAGTAAACGCCCTTACCAGTCCGCTCGATGATTGATGGTAAGTTGGTATCTGTTCGATACACTTTAAACCGTTTCTTATCAACAGTTTGTGCTGGCATCACAAAGTCCTTGCCACTCTCACGCACGTCATACAAGTTCCGGCCACCGTAAATGCGTGTTAAATAGAATGGTTCCGTTTGTGATAAAGCCGCGTTAATTTTATCTCGTACATCATCGGATTGTTCCAGACTCTTAACCCAATACAAACCATTGATTGTAATCCTCTTAACGACATGTCGGCCCCCATAATCCAATGAACCGGCGCGTCCATCAAAACTCTTAGTAGTTCTGGTAATTGTTGGCGCCGATTCTTCGAAGTTGAGCACTTGGAAGCCGAAGTCACTCAACTTATGTTCAGTTCCATTTAAGTTTGTAATTAAAGCATCCATTTGCTAACCTCCTTGTGGGAAGAATCGATTTAAATTGTGTTCCCGTGAATCCTTTTGTTTAATCAAAGTCCGTAGCTTGTCACCAATCATATCGTTATGCACTTCAAATGTTGGTTGTTGGTCATCAAGTTTATTCAAGATAGCTTCCAGACCCGCTACGATTGCTTGTGTACTGTCGCTACCACCCAAGTTATAGTTGATTGTGGTATTATCTCCGCCAATTGAGTCGTTGATTGCTTTCGAAGCTTGGATAATTGATGAATTAGCCGGAATAGTACCAGCAGCATACTGTGAGACACCAAACATTTTGGCCGTTAATCCCGCTGGAATAACTTGCGTTCCTTTTGGTGCATTCAGATAGACATTACGTCCGTGTGGAATAAACGCTGGATGCCCGGGATACTTGACAGCTTCACGGTACACTGAACTTTCTTCGTCATTAACAATGATTGGATTACCATCGGTACCTGTTGTACCTGTTGCGTGCCGAGTAATTTTACGAAAAACAGTTGTAATGAAGTGAGTCACGTTCCCCATTGCATTCCAGTGGCTTAGAGTACGGATGGCGCTACTGATTGGACCAGAAGCGCCATCGTGACCACGAGCAGTCTTGTCTCGCATACCGGTTCCATTGTAGCGACCTAACGAACCTTTAGCGCGTCCCATAGCCCCACTTGCCGAATCATATCCGCGAGCAGTCTTTCCGCGCATGCCTACCCCGTTGTATCGATCAAGTGACCGATGAGCACCGTTAATTGGACTAGATGCAGCGTCATGTCCACGAGCAGTTTTGAGTGCCATATTAACGCCGTTATATTTCATTGCCGATCTACGTGCACCGTTCATTGAACCTGAGGCCGAATCCTTACCTTTTGCAGTTTTGGTCTGCATTTTAGTTGAATTAAATTTATCTAGTCCCTTTTTACCGCTCTTGGCAGGACCAGACGCCTTATCAGTAGCCTTAAGTACCTTACCAGTTACCTTAACTCGGCCAAACTTATCAACTGAAATTTTAGCTTTACCAGCGTTCTTGCTAGCATTGTCCTTAGCAAATAAATTCTTAGTAGCGTTTTTTGGTAAATTCTGATAAGCCTTATAATTACCAGTTACCTTCTTAATAATTCCCGTAGCGCCCTTGTCGTTTGCAATCAACCGTTTTTCACGTTCTGGTAAGCTATTCCAATCCTTAAGGTTCTTAACGCCTTTAGCAACATCTTCGGCACCCTTAGCTTTGGCCATGACCGTCTTCATTTGTGGTGTTAAGTTGTTCCACTCCTTAACACCAACTGAAGCTTGCTTCATAGCTGGCGACGCGTTGTCTTTGAGGACTGCCCGCTTCTCAGCCATCGTTAACTTATTCCAAGTTTGAGCCTTAGTCATGACGCCTAAGAGTTCTGGTCCACCTTTGGAAGTAATGATGGCCTTCTTTTCGGCTGGGGTAAACTTACCCCATTGTTTGCCCTTTTCGATTAAGCCGGCTAGATCATCGCCACCTTTAGACTTAATCATCGCCTGTTTCTCTTTAAGCGTTAAACCATCCCAGCGTTTGGTCTGAACAGCCGCAACTCCAACCATGGCCGCGGCATTAGAGCTCATCTTTCCCTGTTTAACCAGTAGTTTCATCTGATTCCATTTGTCTTTCGACTTAGCGGCCTTATTGACTTCTGCCTGCGCATTGGTCTTAACTTTTCCAGTCTTGGAATCAAATACTAAGCTATTCCAGGTATCGGCTGCCGCCTTAGACTTCTTACTCATATTGCCAGTTTCAGCAACCACCAAGGATGTACTCTTACTCATGTCATCATTTTGCCGTTTTACAATCGCCGCTGCTTGCTTGTAAGTGTAGCCAACATTTAGTAAGTCCTGCGTAATTTGTGCTTTCGAAGCCCCGTTCGCCTTATCCAGTTTATAAATTGCTGCAGCCATACCATCTGTAGTTGACTTGTGGGTAGCTTGCAGGTCAGTCATTGCCTTGCCATATTGTGATGCAGAAATTTCACCTTTATCGTACATGGACTTGATCTGCTGGCTCTGATCATTGTAAAGCTTGTTTTCTTTCTGCATTGAAGACGTCAATTGATTAATGGTCGTATCGCGTTGCTTACGGGTCATGTTACCAATATCCCCATTCAATGCAGCTAGAACGTTCTTCTTAGCACTTCCACCAATTTTTAGTAGGCTAATTTCATCGCTATTCATTTTACGTTGGCTATTGAGCAATGCGGTTCGTTCCGTATCACTTAAACCAGACATCTTGCCATTGTGGTTTTTGAGTATTGCTTCCGCGTTATTGTAATTTTCCTTAGCATCGGCCAATACTGTAGCATTATGCTTCTTGCGATCAGCGATATCTTTTTTTAAGTCATCTTGAACAGAGTCGGGTAGGCCCTTCATATCCTTCTGCATCTGTTGGATAGTGTCTTTGGAATCCTTCTCCATCTCAGTGTACATATCGCCAAAATCCTTGGCAACGCTCTTAGTGCTTGTATGACTTGCTGTCTCAAAATCCGTCAATGACGCACTAGCGTTAGTACTAAATCCCTTGAATTTAGTCAGTGCAGAATCAGCCTGTTCACCGACATCTGAACCCCACTGCCGTGTTCGTGCAGCACTAGCTGCAGCTTCCTTACCATAGAGTTGCCAGTAAGCCACACCAGCTACAGCTGCCAAACCAACACCGGTCACCGCCGCACCAGTAACACTTAATGAGGTTCCTAATATACCGGCGCCAGCTTCGGCCGTCGTAAAGGCACCTTTAAGCAAGCCAAATGTTGACTTAGCCGTTGATGCTGAGCCATTTACAGTATCAACACTTCCCTTGAATGCTTTGAAACCACCACTGGTAGCATCAGTCGCACCCTTTAGCATTGATAGTGATTCTTTGGTCGCTTGGTTTTTGGCGTGCCATTGTGCGGTAGCGCTAATAACTTTAACAATACCGCCACCAAATGTTCCAAATCCACCGACGATATTACCCAGCATACTCAATACTGGGCCACCAGCAGCAGCTAATAGGGCAAACTTAATAATGGTATTCTGAGTGGCATCATCCATCTTTGAAAAACCTTGAACCATATCCGTGGCTTTCTTAACTAACGGTGTTAGCTTTGGAATTAACTTCTCGCCGATTTCAATTCCTAGCACTTGTAATGACGCAATCAGTTTCTTGACATTATTTGCCGAAGTATTGCTCATTTGCTCGGCAACTTTCTTAGTCGCACCACCAGCGTTCTCAGTATCTTTAGTCAAGTCACGCAGACTCTTAGAACCGGCCTTAACTAATGCGTTAGCAGCAGCTTGGTTCTCACGTCCGAATGCTTGGGCTAAGGCTTTACCACGCTCAGCGTTTGACCAGCCCTTAGTGCCATGTGTGATATCATCAATTAGTTGCGGTAAGTCGTGCGAATCATGAGCCAGTTGTTTCGAACTGATACCCATGCTCTTGAAGCCCTCAGTATTTTGCTTTGTTGGCTTGACCAAGCTAGTTAACATACCACGGAGGTTAGTCCCAGCTTTTTGGCCTTCGATTCCTTGGTTACTAAGCTCACCAACAGCCGCCGCAGTTTGTTCAACGCTGAGGCCCAAACTAGAGGCAACCGGCCCGACGTAGCTCATCGCATCAGACATATCACCGAAGCCAGCCGCAGTTGCATTGGCCGCGTATGTCAGCGAATCGGTAACCCGCTGAGTGTTCTTCATCGTCCCAGCCGTTGAGTTAGTCTTTAACCCGAACTGTTCAACGATTGACGCTGTGGCATTCATGACCGTACCCATATCTTCACCGGAAGCCATGGTCGCATCTAAGATAGACGGCATTGAGCCTAGAACTTGGTTAGTCGTGTAACCACGCCGAATCAGCTCAGCCATACCATTATTGATTTCAGTAGTCGAAACACCGTACTTCATCGACATCTTTTTAGATGCATCACCCAACTGATCCAACTGTGACCGGTACTTAGCGGTAACCGCGCCCCCGTTAGTCAGCAGAGGCCCCATGGACTTGATTTGCGAATCAAAAGTGATAGCGGATTTAGTTGCAATCGCTAAACCAGCCGCAATTGGGGCGCTAACTTTGCTGGTCATCGTTGAGCCGATGTTCTTCATCGATGTACCAGTCGCTACAGCGGCCTTGCTAACTTTATTTAAGCCACCGGTAAAACCAGTTTGCTCAACACGTGCTTTAGCCATTGCCGCTGCATTATTCTTGTACTGAGTTTGTAATGAGGCTAATTTAGCATTGGCATTCTGCAATTGAGTTGCTAACTTAGCTGTTTGTGCGGTTGGTTTACCATCAACCAGCGAATCCTTGTACGCTTTACCCAGCTTTTCAACAACCCGCTGCTGACTCATCATTACTTGTGACAAGCCTTTAGACTTAGCTGATAGGACGTCAAACTGGCGGCCCGATTGACCGAGTACAGCCATTGATGATTTCATCTCAGCCATTGCATACTTAACTTCATGTTTAGCACCGGTTAAACCTTTACCAAACGCAGCGTGATCCAGCCCTAACTCGATAACCATGCGGCCTAATACTTCATCTGCCATTTATTATTCCTCCTTTCATTAAGATTTTCTAGCAAAGTCAAAAAGACTCATGACAGGCTGATTACCAGGATTTACACCCACAGTTCCCGGTTTAACTCGGGTCCCACTTTCAGTCTGCTGAGTCTGTTCGGTCGTTGCTTCGATTATTTGCGACAACAATTGAAAATCAACATCATTTAATACACTCGATAGTGTATAGCCAGTTCGGTTCTCAACAATTACGCCGACTGCTGATAACACACTTTTGCGAGCTTCTTTGATTGTTATTCCGGTGTTGTCGCCATCTGTAGCTTTTTTGGGTTTACACCAGCCACTTTGCAAATAATTGCGAACGTGCGATCATCAAAATCAATCGCATTGAAACCATTCCAAATTGCTTCTGTTGTCACTAACGGGTTAGTAAATACTTTGGCTAGAAATGCTACTCGTTCTTCAAAAACATCACGCAATTTACGATCTGAGTTATCGGTTTCGATTAAGTCCAATGCGTCCAAGATACGGCCTGCCGGAATGAATGATTCCGTGAAGGTCTGCTTTTTACCATCAATAAGTAATTCCATCTTTAGTGGTGTACTCATAGTTTTTTCCCTCCATACACAAAAAGCCGCCCCAATTGGTATTGTTGATTTATCGGCGACTAATGGTTAGTTATTCAATATGTTTTTCAGAATTATCCATTACTTGGGGTTGTATCGCTACCTGCTGGATCAAACAATTGCTTTTCAAACTTCGTAACAGTCGTTGCATCCGTTGTTGTATCCCCAACAAACTTCTGCATCACTTCGCCATTAGTTGCAGTAGCAATCGAACTAATTGGCGTAAAAGTCCAGGCATCAGCTTCTGGCGTAAATGATTTAGATGAATCCAGCGTGCTCAAGCTAATCTTATCCCGCGTAAATGTTCCCTTGAAGAAGCCAACTAACGCAATTTCACCAGTGTCTTCTTTGGATTCCATTTCAATTGAGCAATATGGCGGCAATGTGTCTTCACCACCATAACTGATCTTGTCATCATCGACACGGAAACCAGCCAATAGGTCAGCACTAGCTTCCGGTAAATCTAAAATACCGAGTGCTACCTTGGCGTCACCCAAGCCTTGACGTGACAAATAGTAATCGATATTAGACCCCGGTACTTTCACTGGGTCTTTAGCTAAGCCACTGATTTCAGCAGTGGTCGTAGCCCCTTTGTGTGCCTGTCCTTCAACAATAATCAGGTCACCTTTTTTCGTGCCGTCTTCGGCAAATGGTTGAATCTTTAATCGTTTATATCCTACAAACATAATTACATCTCTCCTTAATAATTTGTGTCATACAATTTAGTGTTACCGCGGTATCTGCGAACATCAACAAAGCGGTTAGTTTCAGTCATGAATTCATCTAATTCGTTCTGAGCACCAGCTAATCTTGAAAAGCTCAAAGCAAGCATTTCGTTTTGAATTTCACGTGCCACAGCATTACGTGCCGGTCGACTGATAGATTCAACATTGACTTGAAACGTGAATTGCACATTCAAATAATCATCACTGCCAACAGCCGCTGGTACCGGTGGCCCGACAGGTGTAATCACAACAAATAGATTGTCGTGGTCAGCCGTTTCTGGGCTTTCAAAATAACTAATTCGATGACTGCCATCACCAGCCAATGTCAGTTTTGCAATTGTTGCATTTGCCAACAACGCGGGTATAAATAGTTGCAAGCATATCCTTGGGCTCAGTCATAGTAGTTTCCTCAATTCAGCTTCTTCAAGTGCCTTGGCAGGGCCACGGCTACTATCAAATGCACCTTGAACTTTACCCATGCCTCGTGGATGATAGGTTTTGCCGAACCGTGTATAACCGAGCTCATTCAGATGGACTAATCGCCAGCGAGATCCCGCGTGCCAGCCAATTTTAATTGTGCGAACACCGCCCCGGCTGTGCGGGTTACCGACTGATACTTGAAGAACTGTTTGACCTGTGTCACGATAGCTGGCGACCGCATTCTTGAGTTCAACCGCTACTCGCCTGCCGGCTACTCTTAACGCATCATTTTCAATACGATTTAGTTTTGCTGGGCTAAACTTTTCGGCCAACTTATTAATTACTTCATCAACGCCTTTAAACTTAACCGTCACTTCCGTCATTTAGTCACCCCCAGCACAATTTTTACGAACTGGTTATTTTCTAAATCTGGTGCTACCTGGAGAATGTCCCAAACAATCGGTTGACCAGTGGCATCCAGATACCGGCGGTCGTCAATAACCACGGTGTCCTTAGTTGTCGGGTCAAATTCGCCAAAAGTATCGCGAATCTTGATAGTCACGCCATACTTTGCTTCATTAACGTTAAGCACTTCACGGTCTTTGGTGGATGGATCATAAGCTAAACCCAAACACTCAAAAGCTTGTTCAGTTTGACCACGACCCGGCTCTGGCCCCAAATTTTTGACGGTACGAAAAAAACGAACCGGCGTATTAAGCTGATTCGTTCTTACTGATGGTGCTTTGTACTCAAACTCTGGTCGATTCACCTTCATCATCTCCCGGTTCATAGCTGACCAAGGACGCAGACAATAAGTCGTCCAAAAAATTGGCATCGAAAAACTCGACTTGGTCATTGTAAGCGTATCGTGCTCGTTCTAAAACTAGCTCGTCATACACATCATCACTGGCGTTACTGGCAATACCAGTAATATCGGTGATACGCCTCTGACTTGCATTCAGAATCGCGATAAATTCGCGTCCTCGGCTTTGTGATAAATCTTCATACGCAGTTTGAATTGATCTAACAATGGATTCATCTTTTCATCTGCCATTTAATCACCCCACTAATGCTAGTAAATCTGCCTTCAACGTAGCTCCAGTGTGGTCGATTCCGTTAGCATCTAACCAAGCAGTGATTTCAGCTACGGTACTGTTCGCAGTAGGCTTAGTTACCCCGGTGTCCGGGGTCGCTATTTTCCCGTGTCACCGCCGGTCGTTGGTTCAGTGGTCGTAGTACCAGGAGTAGCAAGTTTCAAGTCGTAAACCACCGCCGCCTTGTCATCCTTAGCCTTACCATAAAAGAACTGCTTAGCCGTGTATAAGTCCATGTCTTCAAGTGCCAACGTTTGGTCGTATGGTTGAATCTTCAATGGGCCGGCTTGGAATGCATCATAGCGACCTTGAACGAATGCAATCACCTTGTTTTCAGGTGCAAATTCAGATTCGATAATCGTCAATCCAAATGGTAAGGCAGTGACAAATTGGCCAGCTAAGTTTTGAACCATAAATTGTGCTTCCACATCTAATGATTCGCCGGGGCCCATGACCATGACAGTCTTGCCCTTGGCAACAACCGGCTTGCCATTTTCTTTAGTGGATAATTCTTTGATCATACCAGCTAGTTCTTTAGCAGCAGTCTTGGTATCAGCGAACGTCAACGTTCCTGCGGATTCCTTTTCAGGGTATACGCCGCCAGTCACAGCTACGCCTTCCTTGACGGAACGGTTTAAGCCAATTGGTTTTTGATTCCCATCACCAGTCAAGAATGCAGTTTCAGCGCCGACCGCAAAGGCTTCAGTAATTTGGGTGATTACGTATTGCTTAATCCATGATGGGCCGAAGTCGCTTAAGTCCTTTGGTAATACCAAGAACGCGGTTGCCTTGGATTGGTCAGCTTTAGTCTCCTTGAACTTAGCATCTAATTGACTAGTGATTTCGCCGAAAATATTACCCCAGCCAATTACTCCGGAAGCATCTGATTGGATAATCTTCAAGCTAATACCTTGGTTTTGCAAACCGATCGCTTGAAGTAACGGGTGGGCTTGAACCATGTCATCGAACACTTCAGTAACAACCGTTTCAGGCAATAACTTAGGTTCTTTAAATCCAGTATCTGTCTTAATCTCATTGAAAAACTTCACTTCTTCGTTCGACATCTTGGGGTCGTGTCGGCGAGCGTCCAAGTAATCTTCGGTTTGAGCGTGAACTTGGTTCTTAATTTCTGAAAGTGTATCTTCACCCAAAGCGTCCATCATATCAGTAAAACCCTGTTGTTGCTCTTCGGCTTGGCAGCGTTCTTCACCAATTGTGCGTACTTTTCACGTGCGTCAGTAAAGTTTTTGAAAACATTTGTATCAAATTTAATCATTACTTTCCTTCTTTCTAAATTAAAAAGCAAACGGATTAAATGTTTTTTCCGTTTGCACTTTAGGTTTAACATTCAGTTTTTGAGTGACTGCAGTCGTAATACGATCAATATCTGAATCAGATAATTTGAAAGGATTAATACTGCGTGCAGTTGTCATCCCTGAATTATTTTGCTTCATTAACTCAGTTATTTTATCAATGGCAGGCTTTGGTAACATACCTGAGCCACCATCTGCGACCAGCTCAATTTGATCATCAAACATAATTTCATCGACAAAGCCTAATTCTTTAGCTTGGTCTGCATTCAAATACGTTTCTGAATCCATCTTGGCCTGTAGATCTTCCATCGATAAGCCAGTTTTAAGATGATAAGCATTCGCAATCGCTTCGCTGGACTGCTTTAAAATTTCAGACAACTTAGCCTGATCACGGTAATCACCACGCAATCCACCAGCTACATTGTGAATCATAATTTGGCCGACTGGACTAATCCGTGTGGGATTACCAGCCATGGCGATCAATGACGCTGAACTTGCGGCCATCCCAACAATGTTAACCATAACTTTTCCTTGATAAGCCATCAACGCAGTATAAATTTCAGTTCCAGCGTCCATTAAACCACCACCAGAATTAATATCAACTTCAACAGTTGAGCCATCATCTGGTAATGCATCAATGACATCCTTAGGAGCAGTACTGTCCATTTCCAACATGTCATAAATCCACTTGTCATCGTTACTAATAATCGGACCCTTAACGTTAATCTTCTTCATTATTCTCACCACCTTTCATTGTATAATTCTTGGTCATCACTATCTGGTCACCGTCTTCACGTGGTGGCAACCCAACTGCTGACCGAACCTCGTTTTGAGTAACCATACCTGACGAGCCAAGCTTGTCGATTTGTTCTGCTAGTTCAATTAGTGTTGGTCGATTAATACCAATTACTTCAACTTGTTTGCCATTCTTTAAGTAATCTCGCTGGCTGAATGACTTAGCATTAAGCTCCGACTGAATCTATTTAATAGTGCACTCAAACACTGCTTGTTGAATAATTCTTGGTTATCGCTACTTTCGGCAGTTTCACCGTGTATCAGCGCCGGTGGCACTCCCACCAGCCGTGCAACGTGATCGATGAATGCCATTAGCACGCTGTTGCTTTCATCAAATGTCTGGTTCTTACCCACACCGTTTGACACTTCGTTATACTCAAACCATTAGTGATTGGTACCAGCGCAACGGAGTTCTTGCTGAAAGATTGGAAAATCTTGTCAATAAACATCTGCAGTTTGTTCGCTTTACCGTCATTAACACCAGCCGTCATATCAGCCTTAACAGTCGCGCGAATCTGATTATTACGCAATTCTAGCTCATACATCCGCCCAAACAACTCGCCATAGTCTCCCACAAACCAGTCAGATAGTGTTCAGCTGGTCATTGGAGTATCTTAAGTAATAACATCAGACATCGGGAGGAACGCTTAAACGTGTATTCTTTGACTGTGACGTTGTCGAAAGCGTCTTCATACACAGCAAACTCGTGACGACTAAAATCATCCGCAATTAATAAATCGCCATCGTCGTCTTGAATCACTAGCACCTCGTTGTAATAAATCAATTGGTAGATAAAATGCTGCCAAAAATCACTAGCCGATTCGTCAGTATTTGGTCGGACATTGAGCTTGTAATACATCGCATCCTTAACAGGTAACCCCTTGTTCATCACACGAAACTCCGACTGGCTAACTGCCCGGCCCACGTAATTAATCACGGTGTCAATCGCCATGCGTTTTAAGTAGGCTCGGTTTTTAATGTCTTGAAACAAATCAAGATCATAAATAAAGCTGGAATCTTTCCGCCGCGTAAATAGGTCAAAGAAGCTATTAATTACACTCATATATTCACCTCCTTTCCGTTAGAAATCAATGTCTGCCAACATATCTAGCGATTCATTTACCGAGTAGTCGGGTAACTGGTCAACCAGATATTGGCCATATTCAAACGCTTTGAAGCCATCAGTTTTTCGCCGAATTTCTTCTTTCTTGCCGTATCGTTTGTTACCGTGGCTATCGGTCGAAACCAGCACGTTCTGTGTGTTCCATCGCAATAACGGGTTGTCACCCCAGATATATTGATGATTGGCAAACCCTGTCTCAATCCTCGGGGCTAGTAATCCATCAATCGCAGTTGGATTCCGAATCACGACCACCTCAAAGCCTGCATCTTCAAAGAACTTACGAAGTAAATCCGCCCGGAAATTATCCATGACAACTTTCTTAATGATAAAACGCTTTCGCTGTTCCAAGAACCAGTCAACTACCGCTTGCGGGTCAATTGTTGGTGTGTCCACCACGGTCAGTAGTCCGCGTTCTTCCCATTCAGCAATAGGAGGAGCAGACTGGGGGCGGTCTTGTGGTTTAGCTGAATACGCATAGAACTTATCGACAAATTGACGGCGGGCAAATTGATGGCTGATAAAGTACTGCTTGCCTTCTCGTTTGATGGTCAACCCGTCTGCAGTAAAGTCGCGAATAGATGCAAAATCCACCGATCCAATCGTTTCCATGCCTTGCAAGTCGTCCAGTAGAATCGGACGGTTAGTCGCTTTGATTTGCTCATAAGGGGCAACCGACTTTTCTAGGTCTTCAACCTGGTAGTTCATGCGCTTAATAACGAACTCATCATAACCGGACGGGTCTAGTTCCAGGTCGTTATAGTCGTCCATAGTCTCCTGGTAAACGTTGGCGTTTCATCGGCTTAGAATGGGGTTAGCAAGCTCCCAGTTGGCTGGGTCGTCCATCTCTTTCAAGTTGTCCAACTCGCAAACAAATGAAACATCGATTCAATGGGGGCCTTACCGTTTAAAATTGCATCAGCTTTCGCTAGTTCTTTGTCTAAGTAGCCATCGCGCACGTAGCCTTTGGACCCAATCTCGAAAACTCGTGAGTCTCGAACTTTCCCCAGTCCTGAGATATGGACTTTTACATTTTGGTTATTCTGATAGGCGTGAATTTCATCGAAAATAACGAAACCATCACGCAAGCCATCTTTAGTATTCCCGTTAGAAGTCCGGTATCGTAACGTCGAGTTGGTAGACTTCGAATGAACTTGCGAATTAGTCGCATAAAATTCGCCTTTCAACTCACTATGCAAGTCGACCGCATCGTGAATCTCATCAACTGATGTTTTGGCCTGTTCTTCACTATTGGCGATAATGGAACCATTATAATTGCGGACTCCATGCAGTCGTGATAAAAGAAAAGATGAAATCACCGATACCCAGCCGTTCTTACCAGCCCCACGTCCAACGACTACCATGAACTTCCGAATTGCTCGCCGCTCAGTGGTGTGATCATATATAAAAAAACGAACGCGGTTAAGAACTTCTCCCAGGGTGTAAATGGGAAAAACCACTTATCAGCGAACGTTAAACAGTCCTCTATTTTTTCTTCATCAAAATAATAATTTTCGTTAGTTAGAACGGTCTTTTCTATTAATTCCACGAGTTTTATTCGCCGTTTATTCAATCTGATAGAGCCGTCTTTATAGGCCTGTAGGTAACTTTCAACATACTTCTGTTGAATCATACCAAACCACCCTTTTCATCGCTAGTAGTGGCTGTGTTAGACACTTTAGGGGTGGCTTTAACGGGTTTAAAGTCCTTTTCAAGCGTATTAGCGCGGAATTAATACGATTTTTTTCGGAAACAGCTGGATTTGTTTTCCAGTATATCTGTTTACCATTCTCGATTTTGACCATCACGCCATGCTGTTGTATGCTTTCATCAAGCTGATAAAAAGCGTCCAAAAGACTGATATATCGGTCAACCTTCTCTTTCTCAACAGCTGATTTTTTATCGATTCGTTGCATCAATTCCCTTCTTATTTTAC